CCATATAGATTGGTTGTATAAGGCTGATAGCCGTCTATAATTTTAAACTTTTCGGCAAGGGCCGCTACAATCTTTGCTCGTTTGCTCATACTAGTACGGCCCTTAATCTTGAAATCTTTAGTTGTTGCGCTACTTCACGTATTGACTTGGAGATCAATGTTTTTGGGTCTCTACTACGCGGATATTGTTGTTTGCCACCTTGACTAAACGTAGCATATGGGTTTTTCATATAATTATAGAAAGCTGTTACAGTACCCTCACGACTTTGTGTTAATCGCTCTACTTCAACACTTTCAGCAAATCTACCACTACGTAAGTTGAGTATATCTTTGCGAGTTCCAGTACCCATATTTTGTTTTACAGTTTGAACAAGATTTATATTCAATAAATTCTGTAAACTTAACAAGTCTACTTCTTGTTGAAGCTTTTGTTCTTGAACTGTTCTACTTTTTGGTATTCTAGTAGCTTTTGATTTTAAGGTTGTAGTGGGTAATTTTACCTTTTTAACCGCACCTTTATTAAGATTTAATTTAACGATATTTTCTGCTGTAACAGAAGCTTCTGCTTTTTTACTATTAGCTTTACTGCTGGTTTTAAATTTGCCTGTTTTTAACAGTTCTACAAAACCTACCTCTAGTGATTGAATAAGTGTAGGTGAAAATTTTAAACCAGTTACTAATTTGCGTAAATTGTCTGCACTTAGCACACGATCTATTAAACTATTTCGCAATTTTCTATAGGTAGTATTAAACAAATTTTGTATAATTTGATCAGCTGCCTGTGTTTCACCTTGCAGTATAGTTTTATTAGTTTTAACTGTCATTGGCACAACTACTGCTAGCTGGGCTTGCATAAGAGTTTTTACTTGTGGTGAAACTTGCTTGGAAAATTGTACGCTGTAATTTACTTGCCCACTAGTATTTACAAATCCATTTATAATATCAGTACCGTTTTGTGCTTTACTAGATTGAGTTGCTAACAGCATTATTTGCTGTATCCATGGGCTTATAAAACCAATTATTTCAACTGCTCCAGTTTCTGGATCGGTACTTTTAGCACCAGTATGACCAAATACAACAATTTCACCTATTGTAAATGCCCGATTAATATCAGTAACAGGTGTATTCTTATTAATCTTTGATTTATCTGTACTTTTTTCAGCTAAAATAATTCCTGCTTTGGTAAAACTTTGTCTAATAATTGGTGTTAGTACAGTATTAACTGCGCTACGCAATGTAGCAAAAGTAGCACCAAGAAATATTTCTTGTGTAGCTGAGTTAAAGTTTTCTACTATACTATCAGCATTTTTTAACTTGCATGGAGTTTTTCTTGCAAACTCCGTTCTAATAGCTCTGCCTGCTGCCGTGACTCTATATCTTGCTTTACCAGTAGCTGCTGGATCACCAGCTTGTATGCCTGGCATAAATGCGGCTAAACCGCTATTAAGACTATTAAAAGCTCTGCTAACAATATCGCTGAACTCTTCTAGCGTATGCTGTTTTGTAGCTATTTTACTAGTTATTTCACTAATATCTATTTGTGGCGGTCTATACGAATTTAGCAGTGATTGTAATTTACTTTCAAAATCCCGATCATCACGGCGTATGCCACCAACTAAACTTTCTATAAACTGTCTAGTACTACTTTCTGGATTACGTAGTTCTTGTACGAAGTCTTGACATGCTTGTTGATATACTGTAGTATCTAATACTATTAGCGCAGGTGTTGCATTTTCTATTACATCGCGCAAGTCATCGTTAGCTTTACGCAAAAATTCATTTATTTTAGCCTGCGATGTTTTTGGCAGTTTAGTAGCTTTTCTATACCCACTTATAAATGATAAGAACTGTCCTGCATCCATTATGTATAGTCTGCCACATATTGATCTAATATACGCTTAATATGTGCTGGAAAATTTGTAGTGGCTACGTACTGTATTTGTGTTACATTAGGTGTAACATCTCTGTTAACATGCACAGCACTATTATTCTTTGAATAGTATTCAACAAGATCGAGTACTGCTAACTTTAAATCATCAGGTACATCCTCGTATCCACCCATATATGTAACCTTATAACCTTTAATATAAGGAGTAAATATATAAGGTTCTTTTATACTGCGTATACTATCTCCATCAAGTACCCAGTCTGTATATTCTAATATTTGTGTATAGCTTTGTCCGTAATTTATACTGCGCTCTACATACATTATTTCTCTAACAGGTGTTTCTGACAAAAAGATTCTATCAAAGCCGCCTTCAAACGTTTCGATTTTAGGATCATCATAGTTGTCTATAAAACTTCTGCGGCAATAAGTTTTTACAAGACTACTAACCTTAGGAATAAGTAAATCAATCTCTTGATCTTTATTACTACTAGTAATTCCTAAGTAATTCTTATACTCATTTCTAGTAATTAAGTCAGCCATATAAAAACTCCATGTGTCTCTAAAACCCAACTATATTGGGCTTTAGAGACAGGACTCTTGCGAATCCTGCCTATATAACTAATTAAGCTACGTAACGAACGCAGGCAACACCATTGCCATCAACTGTTGATAGCTGTGTCATGCCAATACGCATACTTGCTACTAGAACGCTACGCTGATTTACTACTTCATCATCGCTGTCTAGACGCATACCACGATGTGTACCTACTAAGAAGTTACGTGGGTTAACAATTACAGCTGCTAGTTCATCTGCTACTGCAGGGCTAGAAGCTGCTGGAATTGTTGCACTTACTAATACTGGAGTGTTACCAACGCTACCGATTTGACCTGTAAATAGTGTAGCATTTGGACCAGCTTTGTCAATTGTTAGGAAGTTTTGATCTTCTAGCAATTCATAATAACCTTGTGTGCTAACAAAAATAACTAGTTCGCTTGGAGTTAAACCCCAGGCACCTAGTGCTTTACGAGCTGCCATTACTTTAGCAACTGTTAGCTTTTCGCCCGCACTGATATCAATACCACGAGCTGCAACACCTGTTGGATCGTATGTAGCAATACCTTTAATAGGATCATTTGCACCAGCTGCACCGATAAGCATTGCTTTATCTAGTGCTTTAGCCATACGACGGCTTAGAGCTTCACGTACTAATGGTAGTACTGGAATTAAGGCGTCTTCGTCTTCTTCAAAAGCGATATACTCTTTTGTAGCTAGTTTATAAGCTGTTAGTGTAATCTCTTTTAACTGATGTACACGAGCTGTACCGCTACTAGAACTTGTGCCATATACTAGGCGCTCACTGGCTCCTGCACCGATAACCCAATCAGCATTATCACCAGTATCTGGATTTACTGGAATACGCATAACTGGCTGTGTCATAGATGTAGTACGCATTGCACCAGCTACAACTAGTTGGCGACGCATTTCGCTTTCTAGTGTTGTGCTAACTTCTTCTTCCCAGCGCTGATCTGGAAAACGTGGGCTACCACTTGTACCACCATAAGCACCAAAACTAGCAGCTGCTTTTTCTAATAGTTGCTTACCAAACTTGGTATCATTCATTGACTTACGTAGGATCTTGCTGATTAGAACAGCTTTTTCCTTTTCAGCATAAGCAACATCAGCAGTTGTTGGCTCGGTAAATTGCATGCGGCTACGCTGTAGTGCCTCTAGCTCACCACTCTTGTTTTGTAGGGCTTCTAGCTCTTTGGCTTTTTCTTTGATAGCAGCCTCTAGACCCTCTAGTGCTGTTCTGTGCTCTGTGGCTTGATCTTCTAGGCGCTTTTCGATGTCGCTTAGTAAGCGCTCTGCACCTGTGTCAACTGTTTGTACAGCTGGAGTAGCTGGTGTTACTGCGCTAACAGCAGCCTTGATTTTAGCTTGCAGGGCTTCTTCATCGGCAATTTTACGCTGTGCTTCTTCAGCAGCTTTTGTTTGTGCTTCTAGCACGGCTTTAGCAGTTTGTTCAGCAGCTTTAGCAGCAGCATCTGCTAGTAATTTTTCTAACTCTTTTGGATCCATGTTCCATTCCTCATTTGTTGCGCTTTTTGCTGCTTTTGGGGTATCGAGCTGTTTAGCTGATTCCTTTGGTGCTGGTGCAAATTGCTGTTTAAATACTTCAAACTCTTGGGCAGTGTCAAATGCCTTGGCTAAACTAAAAAGTGTGTTTTGATTTGCAGGTACACTAACTACACTAATTTCATGCAGTTCTAATTCTTTAACTAAAAACGTTTCAGTAGCGTTATCATAATCCGCATCGCGAACTCTAAAACCTACGCTAAACGCACTTAATATTCCCTTTTTAATCAGTTTGTATACATCACCTACTTCACTAGGAATCTGTGCTCGAATCCACAAACCCTGATCTGTAACCTTGTGCTCAACCATTTTACCAATTGGCATCTGATGATTGTGATAGGCTAGTATAATTGGATTTTTTAGGTAATTACTTAATCCCTCATTCCACGCTTTCATAGGGATCACATCACCCATACGATCACGGTCTACTGTGCTAGCATATCCTTCAATAAAAATGCTATCATCAGACTCTGTACTAGCTGTAAACTTACTGCTTAAATAGAGTAATTTATCTAGCTTTGTGTTCATATTACTCCTTTGTCGTACTAGGCCTACCACCCAAAGATGGATTGGCTGCTGAACCTGCTATATTAGCAGGTATTCTTATGGTATCGCCACCTTCTACCTTGGCATACCTTAATTCTTCTCGTGCCTCATTAGGCGTTATAATTCCACCATTAACCAGTGTACTGTGGTAGCTGGCTACATCTTTTAGCTCTGGCTGCAGTGCACTGATATTACTAGTTACTGGCGCTATGTCATAGCCAAAATATCGCTCTAGTGCGCTGTTGTATAATCTAACCAGTGGCAGCACAGTTTCTAGGTAGAATAGCCGTAAGTTAGGCGATATGTTTGCATTGTTGCCACCCTGCAATAACACAGGTGGTACACCAATAGCAGTCATAATACGCTCACTGTGCGTACGTACA